ATCACTTGATATAGCTTCAGTCATCACTTCACTGATTGATTTTCTTGCAGATAATTCAAGCTCAGTTTCTAAAACTGATAGCTGTGCTTTACGACTTGCCCTTCCAAAAACAGTATTTGTATCACCGAGTTGGGCTTCTAATTCTTCGCCTGATAACAGTCCATCCCTTAGTTGTTGTTCTGTAATAGCATTCTTTGCACCAAACTCAGCACCTTCTATCTCAGCTTGTGCCACAGCCCTTTTTGAAAAAAAAGAACTCATCTTGTCTAATTCACTTACAAGAATACTTGTTGTTCTAGATGCTTCCCTTGATCCCACACCTGAAGGCCCAGCTAGAGAGGACAAACCTAATCTTGATGTTAATGATGGATATCTTGTCCTAGCCATTATGTTCTATACCCAGTAAATGCTGATGCCTGATATGGACCAATTGGTGATACACCTCCAGTGCCAGTCATGGCTGTGCTTGTTGGACCACCTACACCGGATAAAGTTGTAAATCCTTGTGCTATCGAACCTAAAGCACTTAAATAACCTTGCTTCTTTGCTTGCCTTCCAGCAAAACGTAAATCTTCAGCTTGAGCTTTTGCCGAACTAAGAGCTAAACTTGCATTATCTCTTGCTGTAAAGAAATCTCCAGTTCCTGGTCTAATGACATTAAAGGTTGCGATATCGACTGGTGTGCCAATATTAGGCTCTAAACCTCCAGCCCTAGCAGATGCATTTACAGAAGCCAATGCTCGCCTTGTGGCTTCCAAAGCTTTTATGCCTTGTTCTTTTGCCTTTACAGCTTCTATACGGCCTTCAAGCTCTTTATATCGAGCCTGAGAATAGTATGCTTTCTTGGCATCTTGTCCTTGTTTGATTTGTGCAAAAGCAGATACTACTGACAAACCAGTTGATACCAAAGTTGCTGTAGATGCTGATGCTATCATAGGTGCTAAAAATGCCATGCTATTGTCCAGTACTTAGTTTGTATTCTACTCCTAATACAGTAGCGAATAGAGGTTGAGTTTGTGTAAATGTTATTTGTGCTGTATCACTATATCCTAATAATGGGGCTATTCTTTTTCTTCCAGTAAATGTAATAGGTGCAGATCCTAATGTATAAGGAAATGATTCTAAGACACATTGAAATCCATTGATAGCCACATTTTGTGTTCTATCTAATATAGGAGTTGCTTCTAATATTCTTCTTTTCCTGGATACAACAACTCCTGAAGATAGCTTAGGCTCTGCCGGTAAAGTTGTAACTTCTACTGTATAAGGCAAACCAACTTCAACAAAGGATGTAGGAACTTCATCTATTGTGATTGAACCACTAGATACAGTCTTATCAGTTAAAACAAAATTATCTCTTATGACATCTACTGTTTCACCTTCAAGATGAGACAAGCTAGAACAAGTTGTGTTTGTTGGTAAAGACTGATCCGGAGAAGTTGCCCCTGAAAAATATTGTATGTTGCAATCTGTAGTTCTTTGGTCATCAAACATTTCAATATATCTTTTTGTAGAACTATTGATTGTTCTTTCTGTCACAACATAAATATCAGTGATATCAACGGCAACGTCTAGAAACTTTCCATCTGTAATGAACTCAGAAGGAGCTACAACATTTTGAGAACGTAAAATAGAAAACACTCCCATAGTACCATCTAGATCATTAGTTATTAAAAGTAGATCTCCATCATCTGTAGATGTGGCAACTCTTAATGCCATTGACCTAGGTGTCTTCAATAAATGCGATGATAACAATGATATATTATTAGCCTGGTAGTTTAGATCAACATCACTAAACAAAAACTCTCTTAGAGCTTTCCCTTCTCGCTGAATAAATAATGTACCACCTTCAGCAGATACTGGTTTTATACCTTCTTTAGAACCTCTTCTTGTTGCATTCTTAATAACAAGGTTAGATGGAGTTATTGGATCTAAATCAGCCTGGGGAACAAAGAACTCAGCATCAGTTGTAAATATCTGCAAGTCTCTTCCTGATCTCATAGCTGTAATCGCATTCACACTATCTGTAGATATAATAACAAACAGTGCATCATCATCCAGGGCTTCATGTGTTTTGAATTTAAAAAAATCACCTATTTTAGAACCAAACAAGGCATTAGGTAAAGATTTGCTACCACCAAAAAACAACCTTCCTTCATGGAAAGTACAAGTTCTTGGAAACCCTCTAGAAGATGAAAATGCATCTTCATAGCCTTCTTCTAACTCCCAGTCACTTGCAGATATCGCAACGTCAGCTTCAAAGAAAGGAAACTCAGTAACCACCTTAACTTCTGTTCCTGATACATGTTCAACAATCCTGGCCCTTCCAAAACCATTTAAAACATTGATGTACTGATCTACATGAGAAGAAGTAAACACTGAAGCTGAAGCAGTTATGTTAACAGTACCATCTACAGCATCAGGAGTGATTGTTGCAGAAGGATTGCTAGTTGATAAACTAAAAGCATGTTTTGGAGATGTCAGGGATATTGTAGAAAATGTCCAGGTAGAATTACTACCACCTCTAACAATAGACTTAGGAGACATATCCTCATGTACTAATATCAGTGTGTCTGCACTTTGAGTAAAATATAATCTATCTAAATCTATATCACCTAAAGCACAAACAAGATAATCATTACCTGAACCATTGATATCGGTAATCTGTTGTCCATTAGCAAAGACAAACATCCTGGTGTTAGTTGTCGTATTTTTAACGAATGCAAGCATGTAAGATTGTGTGGTCGAAAATTCAAAAGGAACTAGTCTTATACCATCTAAAGTAGTAAATGAACCACCTAGATGAGATGAAATGTCCAACATAAATCTAAGACCAGGCCTTCTTTCAAAACCACCCTGGGGAAGCACAACAACATTCTGTGCCTTTTCCAAAGCTGATGCATATTGCTGTATGTCTATTCTTCCAAGTAAAAGAGGATCAATCTCCCCCACTGTGAAGTTTGATTGATACTGAGTGACCCTGGCCATTATCTAACATCCGTTAGAAGGTAATCAGCAATAACTGTTTTTGATTGTCCAGCCCCATCAATGTTGATTGCTTGTCTAAAATATCCACCTCTCATATTCTCTGAAGGTGTTCCTAAAGCTACAGTTTTCCAGTAATCACTTTTTGTAGTTTGGTCTGTAACCGGCTCGGCTAAATGCCAGGCCATTTGATAAACAAGCAATTGTGTAAAGTATGCCGGCATATCAAATTCAGATACTAGCTTTTGATAATCTAAAACTATTGTTGTTTCATTTGTAAATAACTGATCCCCTTGGATTTCATAATCAGTAATCTTTGGTAATGTTCCGGTAGATGTTGAAGCATAGACGGCCCTAGGAACACCATTAAACATATCGGATGGTAGTTGATAAGCATACAAATAAACATTTGTAGGTGCTGTTGTAAGACGGCCTAACTGTTGTTTAGTTAATGTAAAAGACCAGGGATACATTCCCAAAGTTTGAGATTTGACACGAGGATACAGCACTGAACAGACTGAGCTAGGGGCAGTGCCGTCTGTAAACGAAGTGATTTGATTTGCTCCAAGTAGAAGGAGGGCTTGAGAACAAATGCTTACATCAGTATCGCCTTCTGCCATATCCTCGCCTTTTAGTTTTTAGTCACTATCTGTCTGAGCAATAGTTGTTCCATCAGAGATATCAACAACACCTGAAGCATTTGAAACTACAGTATGAATTGATGATGCTAATGTACCACCAGTACTTGTTACAGATATAATGACATCACCCACAGCCACATCATCTGATACATCATTGAAGTATCCTGAAGCATCGATAGTACCGACAGCATCAGTGGTTGTGTAAGTGAACAATTGTGGGGCTACTCCTTTTTTGGATTGACCACCAATCGGATTCCATCCGGCTCTTGCAAATGCCATATTAACTCTCCCTACAAGTAATATCTACAAGACCATTCGCATCAATTACGATTGCTCCAGCAGAATACATTGCTGTTACTAAGAAAGAAGTTTTCTCAGGAATGTAGTTGACCTCTGTCTTCGGAGGTATACCAACTGCACAACCGATAGCATCTCTATGGAATGCTAAACATGTTCTGTCGTTAGAACCATCCTTCGGAAGTCCACCTTCATCACGATCACCAATCATGTGGATTTGGAAACCCATAAATGAATTTACCTCACCTCTGACTAATGCCTGGACCTGAGCAAAGTCTGCTGAAATTGCTCTTTCATCGCCAAGCAATGATGCTAGTGAATTGGCATGGATAATCATATGACGATCTGTAGGTGGCACTGATTTAGCATCCATTCCTTTTTTCGCTTCGATTATCTTTCCTACATTCAAATCTGATGCAGTTGCAGAACCTGAAGTCACAACAGTGTTAGCCACTGTAGTTCCAGCAGAACCAGCTATTAATGCATCAATAATGATTTGATCTTCTCTTCTACCAATTGCATTTCCAACTAACTTGGCAAGCTCTTGTCTTTCATCAAAGTTGATTTTTGCCTGATTAAAAATGTCTGAATACTCAGAAGCAATGTAATCAGTAAGAGTTGCAGTTACACTTGAAAATGTACCATTTAACGGAACAACGTCAGTTGAAGGAGTTCTAACTGAAGCTGAACCTTTAGCCAAGATCGGAAACTTAGCAGTGCTTCCTTCCACTCCAGTTCTCATACGAGCAACATTTCTTAGAGTGGCAGATGCCTGATAAGCTTGATGAACCTCGGCTTCAAATAAAGTCACAAATGCTGGACTTAGTGTTGTAGCCATAAAGCTTCTCCATTGTTAAATTATTACATCGTTTTGGTTACCGGAAATTCCGACCTCAACTTTTATACAAGTATGATCGGCTGACGAGAGTTATCGATCTAACTATAAGATACACTAAAAAAATATATTTTGTAAACCTTTAAGTGCCATAAGCTTGCTCAAAAGCTTTTTCTACTTTCTTTCTGTAAACCGGATCTGTTGCATATTTAGGATCAGCTACCATTGCTTGAAGCTCTGTCTTGTCAGGCATATCGCCTTCTATAGCTACAGTTGGTATGTCTAACTTGCCATTAATCAAACCTCTGATTTTTTGCATTACTCTTTGACCTTCAGCAGTGCCACCAAGAACCTCAAGCTCTCTATAATCATCATTGGTAAACACACCATCAGCGACAAGTTTCTTGCTCCAATTAATATTTGATTGAATTATCTCCTGGGCATTTACACCAAGCTTTTCTCTTTCTCTTGAAAGATCTATCTCTTCTTCTTCTTGGACACCACCAGTGATTTCAATGACCTTATTAATCAAACCAGTAATAGATTTATTTGAAAGTTGTTTTTCTTTACCAAACTCAAGAACGGCCTGAACAACGGCATCGTCAGGATCTACACCTACTTCCGATAAATCATATTCATCAGGTGCAGTCTCACCTAACTTTTTTTCCAGGTGGTTAATGCTTTTAGCCATGTTCTCAATGTTTGGACCATCTTTTTCATCCCAAAATTTTTCAGGAAACCAGTCCGGTCTTTCGTAGATTTCTCCTTCTGCGAGTTCTTCCTCTCCTCCAGTATTTTCATTTTGGACATGAGAGATTCCTTCTTCGGCATTGTTCTCCTCACTTTCTATGTTTTGTGCTTCTTCAGCCATAAGGCCAGCAGACTGCTGTTGTTCTTGCACTACATCTTTTTCATCATTCATTGTTGCATCTCCTCATACGTTGAATAATTTCTCTTACAATTGAGTTTTGACCTTCCCTAGCATAACCATAAGACGGCTCTGCTCCAGGTGTCCATGCTGGTTGATCTATTGTTATTGATTGTAGATGTTGTAAAACTTTTTGCCCTTCTTCAGTAGAAAAACATCTATTGTAAATTTTATCAATTTCACTTGGTTCGTTTTTGTAAACGACATAATCCTCATCAATACTTTCCCAGCCACTATTGCTGTTGAGGTATCGGATCTTCTGTGCCTGGTCCTTGTCCATCCATCATTCCTTCTTGTTGTGCCATTTGTGCCATTTGTTGTGCTTGTTGTATCAGTGCTTGCCTTTCTTCAGGTGTAGTCCTAAGCGAAGCTGGGATACCAAGATTATCAGCTATAAAATCCATAGCCTTATCTTGATTAAGAAACAATTGACCTTGTGGTCCTAGCCCCTGAAGTATCTTCATGTAATTTAATACTTCGTTTACCTTCTCCATGTTTTGAGCCATAGCAAGTGGTGCTGTAGGACTAATCTTTACTTGCAAGCCATTCACCTTCAAAGGTAATTCTATCATTCCTAATTCATTCATAAGTTCTAATGTACGTCTAACGATTGGATACATAGTCTCGGATATTAATCTTCCAAATGCTGAACCCAGGTTCTGCGACAACTGCTTCATTCTTTCTTGTATCTCTGTTGCTGATCTTGCTGACATATTGTCAGGTGGCAAGCTTTCATCGAGCATGATTGTTTTGATTGATGCAATAAGATCATTACTTGTGAATTGTGTAAGTTGTGGATCACCTGATCTTGGTAAAGGCTTCAAGCTTTCACCTTGTGGGCCACCATTTCTTGCTACTGGTATGATAGCTCCTGGCACAATACGAACTGTATTTGGATTTAAAACACCATCATCACTGGCAGTAAATACACCACCAATGGATAGACTAGCATTTTTCAAACCTAAATTTTTTGTAGTGTTAAGTGATTTTATATCAGGCAGTGCAAGTAATACTGGACCTCTTCCATATCTTTCACCAGCCGTTTTACTATACCTGGATATTACCCAAGGAAAACTTTTTAGTTCTCTGTACACTAACTCTTCTTGTCCACTGTAATCTATTATCTGATAATGAATATTACCAGTTTGTTTATCAAAGTATGTACCCTCAACAAGCTCTACTTCATCAGTAGGATTTTGCTCATACTTTTTTGCCATGCTTTGTGGTATCTTTATGTCAGGGAACTCCTGGTCTAAAACTTCATATGGTCTCTTAAATTTTCTGTAAACTTTTTCTACACTGCCGTTAGGGCCTTCATCATAACATATCTGAAATGTAGGTATGCAAGTGTATCTGATAGGCTCTACCTCATCACCTGGTAGTATGAGCATGACGGCTGTACCAATAGCAAGCTCTTGTAGAAACTCACCAATAGATAAATCAAACTTTGATTGTCTCATCACTGAGAACATTTGATCAGCATATCTATCTAAAATTTGTTGAACTTCTATCTGTCTTTCTTCAGGAATTTGTTCACCTGGTTGCAACCGACACCAGGCTTGTTGGGGAGGAAATAAACCTGATTGGATTCTATTAGCGAACTTTTGTGTCGATTGCATGGCTGTTGAGTCAAAGACTTGTTTCATTTTATTTTGACCTGGCACACTACCTTCATAATATCCATCATATAGATTTTTATTTGGTAGGGCATATCTGTAAGCATCTTCATAGATAGCTCGCCAGTGGGCCTTCTGTCTTTCTGCTTG